AAACATACACGGGAAGCAATAAACAAGTTTATTTGTGGGGGATGCAATGCGAAGCGTCAAGTTATCCAACTTCGTATATTGTTTCCACCTCAGCAAGTGCCACAAGGGTGGCGGATGCTTGTTCAAAGACGGGGATTAGTTCGTTGATTGGGCAGACGCAAGGTACTATGTTTATTGACACCTATGTAGGCAATGAAACAGACGAAGTTTACGGATGGTTGCAAGCGTCATTGAGTGGCAACCCAAATGATTCAATACAAGTGAATAGAGCGGGAAGCAATATGCAATGTCAAGTTTATGTTGGTTCAAGTGTACAAGGCCTAATAACGGGCGGAACGATTGCAAAAGGTCAACGCATCAAAGTTGCAGTTGGGTATAAACAAAATGATTTGGTGTTGTATTTGAACGGTACGCAAATAGGTGTTGACACATCAACAGACATCCCAACTTGTGCAGTATTTCAATTAGGCGCATATCCACCTTTGCCCAATGATTACACAAATGACGGCGGAATAAACCAAGCCGTACTATTCAAAACCCGCCTAACAAACGCCGAACTTGCATCACTAACCACAATTTAACACAATGAAAAAGTTTTCTAAATTTGAGTTCACCCCAAGCGAATGGGCAACACTCCAAAAAGACATACAACAAACCACAACCACGCCAGACGGCCAAACCGTGACAACTTGGAAAGATTGCGCGGTTGTTGAAATTGGGTTTATTTGTTTAGGGTGGGGAACGGAAGATGACAAACCCGTATGCACAAAGCAGTCGGACAAATGGGCGGTAGACATTCTGTTCTATGCAGAACCCCCCGCAAGTTTTGCCCCGTTTGAGGTTTGGCCCGAATCAGGAGTGCATACTTTCTCTGGACATGAGTCATTGTACATGGAGAGTTTTTACAAAAAGTTCCCAGATAAAAAACCTAAAATAAATGAAACACTTTCATAATGATACGGCAGCGGCAATCGCAACGGCAATCACTGGCGGATCGGCTATCATCACTTTTGCTGAAGTTTATCAGCCAGTTGTTACTTTTTGCGTGGGGATTCTCGGTATTATATCGGGCATTCTCGCAGTTGTTTATTGGGCTAAAAAAATCAACCGAATCAAATGACCGCTCCAAAGAAAACGCCAACCGCGAATCCGCTACCGATTAGTTTTGATCAGTTCAAAAAGAATCCTGTAGCCGGTGTAGCGTTCCTTGCTTTAGTAGGCATATCGTACTTGTACTATGACGTAAAGTCTTCGTACACTGCACAACTTGAAGAGAGCAACAAAAAGATTGAGGCCCTCGACATGAAGATAGACAAACTTGGCTATGCCCTAAAGAAGTCTGACTCCGCACTTGCGGCAGCCATTACTGAACTGCGCATCATCAACACAATGAAAAAGTTATGAAATACATTATCCTTGCCTTTTCGTTATTCTTACTAGCCATTGAGATTGCATTCCCAGTGGGAGCCATTGTCACACCTCCAATCGATGAGGTTGAGGTGATGTTAAAGAAAGTTGAGCGCAATCTCAAGCAAGCCAGTACTGTCGTTAGCGTCGCTAAAGCAAAGAACGAAGCCATGGTAGAGGAGAAGGTTCAGGAGAAGGCCGAACTGAAACAAGCGGTTGCGTCTGCTGAAAAGCAGATCGAGGTGATGCATCAAGTCAACGAAGTATACGCAGCCAAAATGATCAGCGTAGGTCTAGACACTACAGTTCAAGAGATAAAATTCAGCGGCCCTGTCTACGATGCATGGCTAAACTATGTGGAAGAGGGTGGCAAAGAAGACTTTGAATATTTCAGACTATATATATGGCAACCAAAGTAAGGTCAATCAAAGAGGTGAAGAAGTGGGCGCCCAAGCCCAAGATCAAGAGGCCGGGCGTTGTGTCAAAGAAGAAGAACTCTTCGCTCAAATCCAGTAAAAATTACCGCAAAGCATATCGCGGCCAAGGATAATCATGAAAAAGATATTAGAAATATTCAAAGGCGACAAAGGAGAATTCTCTAGCAAGCGCTTCGTTGGCATCATCGGTGCCCTAGTTTTGTTTGGCACCATGGCTCATAACTCTATGAGTCCACAGGAGATTGCACCAAGCGCTGAACTTGTGGCAGCAGTGGAGTGGGTAACCATCCTTTCGTTGGGCTTTACGTCCATCGATAAATTCGGTAACAAGAAAACCGAGGAATGAGATACCTGCTCATCATATTGTTGCTGTCATCGTGCTCTGCGCAGTGGCATATAAAGCAGGCGTGCAAGAAGCAGCCATCGCTGTGCGCTCCTGACACGCTCACCATCACCGATACCATCAAGGTCAACGACTCGTTGTACTTCGAGAAGATTGTCGTGACCAAGGAGATTGACACAATCACTATCGACACCGGTAGCATTCGTGTCAAGGTAATCCGTTATAAGGACACCATCAAAACCATTATTACCCAAAGACCAAAGACCATTATCAAAACAAAAACCATCACAACCAAGCCAAGATTGGTGTATAAAGAGCAAGATTATCCATGGTGGCTTGTAATTGTGGCAATAGTTTTATTTATTTTGTTGATTATTAAACGATAAGATCATGAACATTACAGAACATTTCTCAATGAAGGAGTTGACCCATAGTCAGACTGCCATTAAGAACGGGATTTCAAATATCCCCAAAGACCCCAAGGTTGTAGCCAACCTTACTTTATTGTGCGAGCAAGTACTCGAGCCATTGCGCGAAGGCATGAAATGCCCCATCAAAATCAGCAGCGGTTACCGCTCACCTGAGTTGAACAAACTCATTGGTGGTGTTAGCGCTAGCCAACACAACGTTGGTGAGGCTGTTGACATTGACTTGGACGACAAGAACGCAGAGTTGTTTTCTTACATCGTGAACAACTTGGACTTCGACCAAATCATCTGGGAGTTTGGTGATGACAAGAACCCTGACTGGGTACACGTATCATACAAGGCTGCCGGAAACCGCAAGCAATTGTTGAAGGCGTTGAAGGTTAACGGAAAGACATCATACCAAGTGATGGATCCGAAGAACTTTAAGGCTAAGAAAAAAGCAACCAAATAATTTAGTTTCGTCATAGTACATTGATCCCCCTCCGGTAGGGGGATTTTTGTTTTTAAAAAAGGTATATATTTGTATTAAAATCTAATCCAATGAATTTACAAAAAGAAGAACTAGAAGCAATCCAGCAAATGAATGCTGAGTACAACCGCTTAAGGCTGAACATTGCAGACCTTGAGATGCAGAAACACTCCGTATTGATGGCACTGGATTCCTTGCGTGAGAAATTCTCCAATCACGAAAGGCTGTTGATTGAACGCTACGGTGAGGACGCGGTCATCAATATGAAAACAGGGGAGATAACAAAGAAAGAAAAAGAATAATGGCACCTGCAAAGTTTATTGGAATGCTATTCCAATCCCGCGACATGATGCACTTGATGCATCTCAAGACTGAATCCTTCGCCGAGCATAAGGCGCTCAACGCGTACTATGATGGTATCTTGGAGTTTACCGACAACTTTACCGAGTCTTACTTCGGTTACTACGGGCGGTTGGATATCACAATCCCACAATCTACTGCGGAAGATGCCATCACTCACTTGAAGTCATTGGCAAAGACCATCGATGAGGAGTACAAGAACTACCCTCATTGCTTGCAGAACATATTAGATGAGATGTCAGGTCTTATCTACAAAACCTTATACCTATTAACACTTACCTAAGATGAAAATTTCACAGTATAACGTCGACAGTTCCCCGACAGTATCAGATAAACTAATTGGAACAGAAGTATCATCCAGCAATGAAACTAAGAACTATACTATTGGTTCTATTGCTTCCGTATGTGCTAGTGTTTTTCAATTCACTCCTGTGTTGGTTGCTCAGTCCACCGTGACTCAAGCACCGAGTGCTTTGGATACTCCATTGCAAGTTACCTTTGGCGCTGCGCAAGGAACGTCAGGCGATGCTGTGATGATATCATCAGGTGGCTTGATTACTTTCAACGAAACTGGATTGTATCTGATCAATGGATACGGAAGCGTAGAGCGTCAAGGTTCATCAGGTGGTACGGCCATCTTGTTGTTCAGATTTTTGGTGAATGGCACACAAGCCGGTAGCGTTAAGGCATTCCATTTGGATACACCCAACTTAAGTACTCCATACGAGATTACTTTCCCAATCAACATTACAACTGCTGGCACAACTGCATCATTCCAAATCATGCGCGATAGTTCAGGCACCAATGCTGGTGGTCTGTACCCGCACACCAACTTGGGTGGATGGAGCAACGTACCTTCAGCCGAGGTGAACATCTGGCAACTCCAGTAACATCAATAACAAAATCAAATCTAATCAAATGAAATATGGACATCAGGAAAATAGCGATTGGTCCAGACTACAAGAGCGGGGCTATGCATTATATCGTCGGGCAGAAAGTGCTTGGCGATACCAATGAGATACACCTAATCAAGTACGACGAGCGTAAGCAATCGATCAAAATCTACATCATCAACCCCAAGCAAGAGGTTGTGCTTTGGAAGGAGTTTTCTTCCACCATCCCTGTATCCATAGAATACAATATTAACTATTGATGCAGTCACCATTTTACTTTATCGCCAAGCCAGTAAAGGGGAGGCGATATAATAACACCAAGGAGATTGGTGGGATCGAGTTGATAATCAGCACCTCTGAAGAGGATCATAAATTCTCAAACCGAGAGGCAGAGGTCATTGAAGTACCCCGTGGGTACGAAGGGCCTATTGTTCCGGGAGATATCTTATTAGTACACCACAATGTTTTCAAATTCTACAACGACATCAAAGGCAATCGAAAGAGTGGGAAGAGTTTCTTTCGTGAAGATTTATTTTTTATCGAACTCGACCAGTTTTTCCTATACAAACATAGCGGGCAGTGGCATGCATACGATCGATATTGTTTCGTCAAGCCCATACCTGTACAGAAATCATACATCTTCAAGCCGTTCAAGGAAGAACCCCTGATGGGGGAGATGGTCTATCCAAACGATTACCTGATCAGCAAGGGGGTAAATGCGGGCGACCTCGTCTGCTTTCAGCCTGAGAGCGAGTATGAGTTTGAGGTGGACGGAGAGAAGTTGTACCGAATATACGATCATCAGATAACAATTAAACTATGAACTTAGGGATATTAGACAACGTGTTGATAGATCCGAATAGGTATATCAAGGAGATTAACGAGAATGAGTTTATTGATGTGGTGGATGGCGATAAAGTATTCCACAACATTCAGCCAAGATCCAATGTCGATATGTTTGCGCGCATAGCGATGGCTTACTTAGGTCCGAAGTTTTACGTGACGTTCAACTTTGTACGCAAGTCACCGCTAAATCAACAGGAGCCAAACTTTATCCAT